AACTTAAAATTGCAGTTCAATCTCGCAAAACTCCAACTGTAGTGTTTACTGGAATATCTTCTTTATCATTTTCATTACTTTGATTAAATACTTTTGGTATTTTTACAAAAACATCTTCTTCTTTGATTAATGAAAGTGATGTGTTATATGTAATGTCATAATAAGGAATAGATGATAATGCCATGTATACCGAAGTGGTATCTGAATAAATCTTAGTGACACCTGCAACTAAAGAGTCATTTAATTTAAGAGGTAGTACATCATTAAATTCCCATCCGCTAACAATTAAATTAGAATCAACGAGAATATTACTAACAAACCCTAAATCATTCTCTTGATATCCGATATTGTTATTTTCAATTGTAACATCAGAGATACCAACATAAACTACAAAAGAAGATCCAAGATCATCACTTACAACTGCCAAAGATGATTGGTCATATACTAAATCACCTAAAAGTAAATTAATTTCTCCAGTTGATTGAAAATTATCTACAACAACGTCTAAAGAGTCATCACACTCAAAATAGTTACTTCTTTTACCAGTATATGTTACTACATCTTGATTAATACGTAAAAATCCTTCACTTGGAAATCCATACGTAGAATCAACATACAATCTCCTTTCAGAACCGACAGTTTCTGGAATTGCAGTAATTACTGTAAATTCAGTGGGTAAAAGATTTTGAGCATTTGATATTTCAAACTCATATACTTGACTAGCAAATGAGAATACATTCTCTACAGTTTGAACTGGAAATACTAAACCTTTTTGAGTAATACTTCTTCCAACTAAACTGGAAACATTAAAATTATCTAAATTTTCTAATCTAACAATATCTTTATTCTGATAAGTTGCTTCAGATGGAGAATGCAGATTTTCTTTATAATTACGAAGTTCAGGTTTCTTTTGGAACAGAAATTTGAAGTAGAATTCAATTCCACTTGGAGTTCCTTTAGAAAGATAAAAATCTTTTGCTTTTTTTAAGATTTCATTAATATTTACAGACCCTACGTTATCATTTAAAATATTTGATGGAAAATCTACCAAATAGTTAGATCTTAACTGCTCAAGAAAATACAGTATATAAGTAAATGACTGATTGTATACTATAGATCCAATATTGTGTGCTGCAGGAGTTGTTTCATTATTTGAAGTAAATCCATCCTCATATGTAAGGGTGTTGTAAGTGAATCCTCTAGTACAACCAGTAAAAGTTGTAATTTTGTCACCATTCCCATCAGTACTATAAACTCTCTTTTGGTAAATGATAACTTCGTCATCAATTTTCAATAATCCTTGAGATCTTGGGAATTCTACATGATTAGAAACAATAATTTCAGTATCAACACTATCAATACTTTGAACTAGTGATGATGAAGCATCAATACCAGTATACGTATCAATATCAACTAATTTTTGACTTCCATTAAGAATATCTAAAGGATTACCATTGGTTTCTAAAAACCTATAGTAATCTTTTAAAAAATTGATAAAATTTGGATATTCTGAGGGGAAATAGGTGGGGACCTGCCCAATAACAGAACTTGATACTTTTAAATCGTTAAACATATTTAACTAGATACTGGAATTTGACCGACACCTGATGTTCTAGACGATGATGTTAATGCATCTAAAATAACACTAACGTTAACTCCTGCCTGATCAATTGAAAGATATAAATCTCTTAATGCCATAATGTCATTTGACTTTGGAGTTACCGATACAGTAATATAACCTGTATCACCGATGACTGAATTAATATTGATAGCATTAATATTTATTTCACCTTTTGCGTAGTCAATACTGCCAATATTTTTACTGTAATATTTTTTCTCACTTCCATCATACCTGAAAATAGAAATAATATTAGTATTTTCAATTTTTTCAAAATAAAACACATAATTTGCATTTTGTCCCGTAATTTTAAATCCAGAAGAAATTATGTCACTGTTTTCTGAAATTCTATTACCATAACAAACTTCATATGAAGCAAAGACATTAGAAATTACTTGGAAGTTTTTCCTAATGCGAATTCTAGTAATATTGGAGGTAATGCCATTATCAGCATTATCAATATCACTGATCAGTTTACTATACTTAAATTTACCATTAAATCTATTAAGATCATTAGTATTTCCAAATGCAAGAATAGTTGCCTTTACTGCATTTTCAATTTCTTGTGCATTTTTTCTTGATTTGTTATTATCGTAGTATACGAATGAATCAATATCAAGATACAGGTATGAAGGATCAATAACTTCTGGAATTACTGTAAGAATTGAATATTCTTTAATATCTCTTTTTAATGACTGTTTTGCAGTTGTAGTAAGAGTTTCTGCACCAAATGGTTTTGCAACAATAAACACTTTACCATATTGTGGAGGATCTGCTTCTTCTCCTCCATATACAGATAAGGACTCAAGGTTTGGTGAAATTTGAGTAACTAGGGTCTCATAATCTCTTACAGTGACTGCTCTATTCTGTGCTGAGTAATATCTAGGAGCAAGATACTTGATGGAAGTAACATCTTCAGGATTACCACCACCTGTAGATGGATCTACTACAGTTACTGTTGGATTTGTTTGTGAATATATTGCACCACCATACTCTAATTGACCTGTAAATGTAAAATCACTACATTCATTAGATTCGGTTTTATTGGTTACCAAATACTCAATAGTAACGACATCCAAATTTCGCATTTTTCTACCAAATACACCATCACCAAAAATTAACTCAAACTGTTCGTTCTTATTCTCTTGAATAAAATAAACTCTATCATCACTATTCAATTCCGTAATGTTTTTAACATTGCTATATCGTTGAGGAACTGTAAAATCAACTTCATTAACGATAACATTTAATAGATCAACATCAGCATCTGCACTAGGAACAACAAACCTTTGCTTAGTTGATGTATCTACAGTATACTGTAGATTTAAAAAAGATCCTTGGTAAATTTCAAGTTCGTTAAATGTTACTTTACGAACACCAGTAGTATCAACATATGCTTCTCTGGTGATATCGTTTAGAACACTAAACATATAAGAACCATCACCATTACTACCAATAAATGCATTTCCTTTTTTTAATGTCAATGCTCCAATCTTTGGATTGACAATAATATCAAGAGTAACTTTTGCTACTGATGCCTTTGCTGATCTTGGTGTATATCCAACTAACTTTGCAAGAGAAACAACGTTTTCTCTAATAGAAGCACTATCGAAGAATACCTCATTAGCGACAAGGTTTGCATTCAGTGCTGAATAGTAAGTATTATATGCTAATACGTCAAGAAGTTGGGAAAGTACGGATCCCTCAAAATTATAATCAGTAAAAGTGTCAGATGAACGCAAAAATGCTTTCAAACTGCTTTTGACATCTTCAAAATCTAAATTTGTTACCTGATTAAATGCCATTATACTCTTTCTAGTACGAGGTTGAGGGATTGTTCATTTAGGGGAATTCCAACAATTCTATAATTTACAGTTACTTCTAAATTATTATTATCAAGATCTTGTAAAACATCAACATCAATTACTTCTACTCTAGGTTCATATGCATTTAATGCATCCTCAATATTTAATGTTAAATCATCAATTACAGTTGGATCAAAATTTTCAAATATAGACGAAGATAATGAAGCACCAAAAAATGGGCGAAATGGTCTTTCGCCCCTTGCAGTTAATACAATATTCTTGACTGCCTGTTTAATAGCATCCTCGTTTTTAATTACTGGCAAATCACCAGTAATGGGATGCTTATTAAAATTAGGATTCAAATCAACAAATTTTTTGGATATTCCTGCCATTTGACTCGTCTTTATACTTTATATATCTACTTTTTCTTGTCTTTTTTCTGTTCTACTGATTTTTTCAAGTAATAATCTGATTTTGGGTCCGTAATTAGGACCATTCCAGATTTTTTAAATTCTTCACTTTGATCAGGCACGGGTTGATTTGCCATTTTCCTCCAAATTAGTATAGAATAGAACTCTTTATATTTATTCACCCTACGAACCCATACTTTTTGTGCTGGTAGGTTGACGACTAGTTGACTCATTCTGCTATGAAAGTAGGTGGATGGAAATTACAGTACTCGTTAAAGGTAATCTTCATCTCTTTATA